CAAGGAATGCTAGTATGACATATCTAAACCTTATGAACAGCGTACTACGCAGACTCCGTGAAGAAGAAACATCGTCTGTTACTAGTACTACCTACGTTAAAATGGTAGGTGACTTTATTAACGATGCTAAGACATTGGTTGGTCAGGCAGCTGATTGGTCTGCGTTGCGTGAGACTATAACAATATCTACTGCTGCGTCAGACAACACATACTCGCTGACAGGCGGTGGTGACAACATTAAAGTTATGTCGATGCTTAATGATACTCAAAACTGTTTTATAGAGTATCAAACTAAAGACTGGTTTAACGAGCAGTTGTACATTAGCAGCGCAGCAGAAGGTACGCCACGGTACTTTACCTATAACGGTTTAGATTCTAACGGTGACACACAAATCCTTATAGGCCCAACACCAGACGGTGTGTACAGTATACGTGTAGACACTGTTAAGCGACAAGCAGACTTGAGTGCTAACACTGATGAGTTGCTTATTCCTGCTATGCCAGTGATACACCTTGCTGTAGCGTTGTTGGCTCGTGAGCGTGGTGAGACAGGCGGTACGTCAACTGCTGAGTACTTTACTATTGCTAACCAGTACTTGTCTGACGCTATTGCTATTGACGCAGCAAAGCACCCCGAAGAGATGGTATTTAGGACTATCTGATATGGCTCAAGAACTTAAGAGTATTAATCTTGTAGCTCCGGCGTTCAAAGGTGTTAACACCGAAGATTCGCCGTTGGCTCAAGACCCGTCGTTTGCAGAGATTGCAGACAACGCTGTGATTGACAAACGTGGTCGTATTGCTGCACGTAAGGGCCACACTGTTGTAACAACAAACAAGACTGTCCTTGGTACTGACTCTTTGTACAGCATCAAAGAATATAGGGACGACGCAGGAAACACCAAGATATTCTCTGTTGGCAACAACAAGATTATGAGTGGTACAACTACACTAGCAGACGAGACTCCCGGTAGTTATACAATCAGTGCTAACGACTGGAAGATTGTTAATTTTAATGACCACTTGTTTTTCTTTCAACGTGGTTACGAGCCATTGATTTACTCAAACCATGTAGGCTCTGTAGAAGCACTGTCAAGTCATCCTCATGCTACAGGCGTTGCTAGTACTATGTACGGCCACGAGGTGTTAGCAGCGTACGGTCGTTTGTGGACCGCAGACTTTAGTACTAACAAGTCTACTATTTACTGGTCTGATTTGTTAGACGGAGCAGCATGGTCGGGAGGCTCTAGCGGCAACATTGATGTATCTAAAGTCTGGCCCGATGGTTATGACGAGATTGTAGCTTTAGCGGCTCACAACGGGCTGTTAATTATTTTTGGTAAGCACAGCATTATTGTGTACGACGGCGCTACTTCTCCTGCTTCTATGACGTTGTCAGACACCGTAGCAGGTATTGGTTGCGTCAACAGGGACACTGTGCAGTACACCGGAACAGACGTGTTGTTTTTGTCACATACGGGTCTTAAGAGCTTTGGCAGAACAATACAAGAAAAGTCAATGCCTATCAGTAGTTTATCTGGTAACATTACAAAAGATATTATTGCTGCGCTACAGAACGAGACACAATTTTTTAGATCGGTATACAGTCCAGAAGAAGGATTCTACCTGTTAACCTTTACAGGTCAGGATGTAACGTACTGTTTTGACGTACGAGGTACATTAGAGAATGGATCATACCGTGTTACTCGATGGCCGTCAACTAAGTTCACATCGTACACACGATTAGAAGACGGTACGCTACACGTAGGTACAACTAACGGTATCAGTACGTATACAGGTTACAGCGATAACGGTAGTGGTTACAGATTTAAATACTACAGCCCAAGCTTGACATTTGGTGATAGTGCTAGAATTAAAATATTAAAGAAGCTAAAGCCTACACTGGTTGGTGCAAACAACTCAGTTGTATTTATGAAGTGGGCTTATGATTTTGATACAACATACGCAACAACAGAGTTTACGGTAGGTACGCAGATAACTGGGTTCTACGGTGAAAGTGAGTATACAACAGTAGAATTTACAGGTGGTCAGCTAACAAACCAGCGTAGCCTCAACACCACCGGATATGGAACAAGTGTGCAGGTAGGTCTAGAGTCAGAGATAAACGGCTCACCACTGTCACTTCAGGAGATTAACGTAATGGCTTTGATAGGTAAACTGCTATGAATGAAGATCTGGATATTGGATTGCCTCCAGAAATGATGGGTATATTAAGTGCCGGAATAGGTGGTTCCAATCCTATTATGGCAGCTACTAATGCTCTAAATACTGGTGGTGGGTTTTTTAGTAACGTTTTTGGTAGCCTTGGTGATATAGGCTCTGCCCTATCGCCAGCTATTCCTGCCATTGCAGGTACATTGTTAACAAGTGAGGCTTATGATCGACTTAGTGATGTTGGTCGTGAGGCTGAAGCAGCAGCAATGGGGCTTGCAGAGCGTGGTCTTGCTGGGTCACAGTTTAAACCGTTTACTGTAACGACTCCTACAGGTGCAATGTTTACTACACGTATGGGTGGTCAACAACCTGCACCAACGCCAATGGGTGCAATGGCCTCGCCATCGGGTCAACTTATTGGTGGTGCAAGTCCATTGGCAGGAATGACTCCAGAGCAAATACAAGCGGCTATGACAGGTGGCGGTCTTGCTGGTGGTATTACAGGCGGATTACCAACACCACAACCTGCGGCACAACCCGCGGTAATGCCAACGCCAACAGGTGGCGGTCTTGAAGTAGGTATGACACTGTCGCCTCAAGAACAAGCTATGCAACAACAGTTGTTTGGCGGTGCAGGTGGTTTCTTTGGTCAAGCAGCACAGCCTACTCAAGCTCGTGAGCAAGCCATATTCGATCGTATGAGGGCGGCACAACGTCCTGAAGAGGAACGTCAACGTCTAGCACTAGAAGAGCGTCTGGCAGCACAAGGTCGTCTTGGTGTTAGCTCTGCTGCCTACGGTGGCGCTACTCCTGAAATGCTGGCTATGGCTACAGCGCAAGAAGAAGCCCGTAACAGAGCCATGCTAGGCGCTATGCAACAGGCTCAGGCAGAGCAAGCACAGCAAGCAGGACTAGGACAACAGTTCCTTGGTGCAAGTTATCTACCACAAACACAGTTGTTAGCAGCAGCACAACCAGCACAGCGCATGGCAGAGCTACAACAACAAGCTCAGTTGTACGGTACAGGACTCTTTGGCGAGACTGCGTTGTCTGGTATTGAGTCTAGACTGCTGGCAGAGCAAGCACGAGCTAATTTGTTAGGCGGTATAGGCTCTAACGTACTTGCTGGTTTGTTTACGCCACAGGTTACTAAGTCTGGTACTGTTATTGATCCGGGTGGTTTTGGAGATATAGGTGGTATTATTGAGGGCGTTGGTAGCGGTCTTGGTGGATTGTTCGAAACTATATTTGGAGGTTAATTGTGGCTAAGTTTTCACAAGCATTTTTACAAGGTCTGTTACAGCCTTCTTATCAAGAGGGTTTGTTTACTGCTGCGCGTGGTATTGGTCAAGCTCCGGGATTGCGTAGACAGCAACAACAACAACAAGAAGAAATGCAAAAGCTTCGTGGTATGGGTGCTGTTGAGCGTGCTGAGTTTATGGCAGGCAGGGCAAAAACACCAGAAGAATTAATGCAGGCAGAAGCAGCAAAAACCACTGCTGTTAAGCAAGGTTCTCTTACAAGTCTTCGTGGTCTTGAAGCAGCACGACAAGCCGCAGGAACCACCGAAGAAAAACTTCGTATAGAAAACATAATGGCTCGTGTTGCTGTACAGGCTGGAGTAGATCCTTCTACAATTACAGGACGAACGCAAGCAGAACAAGACGATGAAATATCTAGAGAGTTAGCACAAGGGCGTTTAAAAGATCAACAACGTCAAGAGCAAGAGGCCGCTATAAGTCAAGCATACTACAATGTTCCTGAAGGATCTTTAGAGAAGTTTGAAGAAAACGCGGTCAAGTCTGGTTTTGGTAATGTTATTGATGAGTTAAAAGAAGATAAAGCAAGAGATGATTTATTTCAACTAGAGTTTAAAAACGCCAAAACTAAAGCAGAAGAAAACGCATCAATGAAAAAAGCACCGCTGCCTGTTACTTCATTAAGAGACAGAATCACTAATGCTAATATCGACCCTCAACTGAGAGAGCAGTTTTTATCAGAGCTTGATGACATTAAACAACCAGACTTTAATGCTAATGAGACTTGGAATCCCGGAGAAAGAAAGCAAGCAATGGATTCATTAGAGTCTCTTAACAGAGCTGTTAGAGCAGAAGTATCTAGAGAGGTTACTAGAAAAAATGCTATACGTGCTGACATTCGTACGCTTGAAAAGCAAAAAACTAAACCGCCCACTAAGGCTCAAATTGATGAGCAAATGACGCAGGCGCAAGAAAACGTAGTTACTACAGGAGTTTTTGGAAGGACTGTTGAAGACGATCCTGAAGCGGTTAGAAAAGAAGCTACACGTTTAGCCAGAATTACTAGAGATAATCAGATTAACGACCTACTAGAACAGCGTCGTGCTGAATTAGGCGGAGAAGCTATAGCACAACCTGATGAAACTGAAGAGGAAGGTACAGAACTTACCACCAAGGCTGATGAAATAGTAGGACTTTAATAATGTCTGATAGGTTAAATAAATACGCTGCTTGGCTTGTTAAGAACGAAGACAAGAAAGGCACTGAAGAGTTTCAAACAGTCGCTGATGCTTATCGTGAGTTACGTGTACAACCAGAGCGTGAAGCGTTAGAAGAAGAGTTTGCACAAGCAGAACAAGAAAGAGCAGAAGCGGCTTATCAACTAGAAGCGGCTGAAGACACTGTGCTTGAGAACTTAGCGGAGGGTATTCAAGAAATGTCTTCTGCTGGTGTAGGTCTTGCTGTAGATACTATAGATGCTTTTACTTCTATTGGACGTGTTCCTTATGAAGCAATAACAGGTAAGGATGTTCGTACTCTTCGTGAAGCTATGTCAGGGACAGCCCTTGATCTAGATCGCCCTTTTATGGAAGAACGTACAGCGGCTATGTTTGGTCCTAGGCTGGCCGCTACTATTGCTACAGCAGGCGGTGCTGGTGCTGTTCAAGTTGCTCGCGATCCTGCAAAAATTTCGTCTGCTTTGAAAGACATTGCTGGTTTAGGAATGACTAAAACTCCTGAATCCGTTGCCGCATCTGCTTTGGTATCAGCCGCTCAAGAATCTCAAACAATCGGTAAAGTAGCTGATGATATTCAAAAGATGACTGATGAGTATCGTCCACAAATAGAAGCAAGATCCGTTACTCCAGATGGTAGTGGAGGATCAGTAAAGCGTGTTGAAGGCGGTTGGGAGTATGGTGGTGTCCGCGCTACCGGTAACGCTAAAGAAGGTTATGATATTCCGGGTATTGGAAAAGTAGATAACAAAGCTGATATTAAACTAGCTATTGATGATCAGTTTACTGCCTTTCAAAAAGCTAGAGAGCAGATGCAGGTAGAGTACAACTTACGTAAGCAGTTACAGAAAACAGAAGACTTTTCTGAGTTGCGTGGCATGACAACAGCACCTAAGCGTATGACATTTACACTAGGAAGACAGGCTGAAAAAGACGTAGGATTAACAACTCAAGCTATTGACACTGCTGAAGATGCGTTGTACTACAAAGTTAGTCCTGAAATAGCAGGAGCTGCTACCATTGCTGCACAGGCGTCTGGCGTAAAAATGAACAGGGCTTATGATGAATACCTTCTTCCTGTTGTTCCTGTTATTCAACTATGGCGAACCAACAAAGAAGCTGCTAAAGCTATGTTGGACTATTCTCGTGGCTTGAAAGGGAACAATCGTTCTCAGTTTTTAAAAAGATTGTCTGACTCTGGTGTTTCAAATCAAGAAATACGTGCGGTAAATAACTATCTTAATTTTAGAGGACAGCTTTTTAAAGAGCATCGTTTTAACATAGGTGAAGAAACCTCAGTTTTAACTGACAGATTACACATACAAATGCAGCCTATCGAAGAGCTAGGTGAAAAGTCTGCATATGCTAAACGAGGAAGAAAAAATTACTTAGAAGTTCAACAGGATCAATCTAGACGTGCTTTGCGTAATAGACAAGTTGCTACTGATGAAATGATTGAGCAGTATCAAAATCCTTTTTTGACTGACTTTAAATTGTTAAATCAAAATGATTTTTTAAATGAGATAACAAAGCGTATTGATGTAGGCTCTTTGGGTGTTAAAAGTCCTACAGGGCAAGAAGCGTTTCAAGCCGTGGCTCGACGTCTTGCTGAAGATCTTCCTGACAATGTTGCTGAAAGAGGGGCTAGAATTGTAGAAGATATGGTTATTGGTTCTCAACAACATGC